AAACTTATTTTCGGATGGGTACATCCCTGCTAGTAGCCAACCTGCTGCGATTCCAGATGGAAGGTCTATAGAGCCAACAAGTGCGGCTGATGTAACATCCCAAGGGGTTGTAAGAACGTAGTTGTATATTCTATCCGGGATAAGATCCGTCCCGTAGTACAGGTGTGTGCCATCATCCGACAGAATAAACCCGATGTTGGTAACATCCGTCGCTAAAGTTAAGTTCTTTGATGCGTTTGAAGCAGTAGAGATATCCCAAGCGGTGGAGAGGTCAAACGTAGATATGGTCGAATTGTCAACTGGACCCGTCAAGAAAAACCTAGTTCCATCCGGTTTGAACCAAAGCCTTTCTGCATTAACCAGACCCGTAGCCACGTTTTCTTCCGTGATCGTTCCCGTAAACGGAGGGTCTATCTCGTACTGATAGAGGGAGGATGCTTGCGTGGCGTAAGCATACCTGCCGTCATTTCTAAGATACCGACTCTTCGAGGCAAAACTCGGCGTGGTAACATAGTTAACTAAAGACATTGCCCTTAAATCAAAGGGCTTATCCAACTCCATCAAGCGGACTTGATTGTTTTCAAAACTAAGTGCATGTCTGCCGTCAGGTGTGAGAGTAAACTCAAACGTCCCGGTATCTTTATAGTAGGGGATAGCGGAAGTGCCGGACGTAAAGTTCGCTGTCGCACCGACATCCAACCCAAAACCCGTTCCACCCTTCTGGAGTACTTGGAACGTCTGGGAGGCAGGAGGATTTGTAAAAGAAAGCTCTTCGTAGCCGGAAGTGTCTACTTCAAAGTAATTTCCTGTAGACAAGTCTACAGACAACACATCTACTTCGGCATCATAAGCGTACAGATTATCATCAATTCTATTTACAAAAATCACATTGTTTCCAGAGTCTCCGAACACAGGAGAGCGCAAATCTGTATCAATGTTAGTCTTGGTCTCCTTCAGCGTTGCGGTGCTGAGATCATACGCCGTAGACAAAGTGAAAAGCAGGAGGTTGTCGTTTGTTATATCAAGCCACAGCATCAGAGAGCCGTTGTCTGCAAAACTTATTTGCCCGTTTCCAGTCGCTCCAGAAATTGCCTGCGTACTTTCCGCACCCACGCTAGAGATGTCATACGGAGTACTTAGGGTGTAGAAGGACATCGTAGTGTTGGTTCCCTCTGTGAAGAAGATTTTAGTACCGTCATCGTTAAACGCGAAAGAGGTGAACCCTCCACCGCCACCGGGAACAAAGGACTGGGACTGAGTGAATGTTGCCGCAGAAATGTCATACGCTGGATCAACGTCATACTCATACACCGTGTCTTCACCCGTGGACAAAACAAACATATGCCTCCCCGTGTCGGAAAGCTGCACCCATGTTGGGCTAGCCGTTTGAGTAGACACAGAAAAACTGTCTACTGGAGTTAGAGTGCTTGTAACGTCCCACGCCGTGGATAATGACAACCTCTCGACATTGTCGCTGGCCCCCCCGTCCAGAAGAAAAACCTGCAAGCCATCTGCTTTAAAAAAGATGTTATTTGGAGTACTAAGGCCTGCAATTGTGGAGGAAACCGCCTCGTTGTCTAGGTCAATTACCCGGTAATTATCTTGAGAGGTGGAGGTTGTACCTGTTTTCAGAGTTGTTTGCCCTGACACCTGTACAATGTCTGCGACCTTAAAATCTTTTGTATTAGACATTACGCGGCCCCCTGAACGGCATACGCGCCGGAATAATTACTTCCACCATCCGATGTCTGGAGGGTGATAACCCACTGAGCGGTGGTTATGTCGTAAATTTCAGTGTCGTAGTTAACAGCTTTGTCGAAGTATATCCTATGCGTTCCACTGTCTGCTTTCAGCACAAAGGTTGCGTAGCCGCGTGACCCAGAAGCCGGAGCATTAGACAAAGTCACTAATGTGTCCTCGGTTAACGTAGACGTAAAGACTGAAGCAGTGGACAAGTCGGCTGTCATCGCTCCAGAAGCGGAGGTTAAAGCCGTCACCTTCTCGTGGAACGCTAAAGCCGTTACTCGGTTCTTGGCTTTGAAATCCTTGTCGTTTGCCATTTAGGTTCCCTTTCCCCTAAAGTTCAATTGCACTTATACTACAGCAGACATCTCCGCTCCACGAACAAGGAATGTTGTGGAGTTAGTACTGGCAGGAGTTGCAAGTATTCGTATGTTTCCGCTGTTTATATCAACATCAAACGTAGCCAAAGCCGTGTCCGTAGCCACTTGACCGTACTCCGTAGCCACTGCTGTGGTCCCGTCATGTGTAACCAGAAGCTCTGTGATGTACCGCTCTGTGGCAACCGTGTCGGTGACTTGGATCAAAACCTTTAGGCCCAAGACCGTAGCCGCATCGTATGTACCTACTGCAACCTGAGACACGGAAGTTGTCGTAGTCTCCTGCGTATCGAAACCGCCGCCGCCAATCGTACCCCACGCACCGTTGGCATAACCCTCAAACTTAGCCTCGCTTGAGTTGTACCGGATCATACCGTTGACAGCAGTAGGGCGCTCCCCGGTTGTCCCAGAGGGCATAATCATCGCGTCTGTAGAACTTGAGGTGCTGATAAGATTAGTTCCGTCACCTACAATAGCATGGCCTAAAGTCGCCGTTAATGACGATATGTCCTGTAACAAGGCATCGAAGGCCTGAACGTCCGATCCTATAGCGAGGCCAAGGTTTGTTCTAGCCGCAGACGCCGAAGAAGCTCCTGTGCCGCCATCCGCAACTTCTAAGTCGCTGATGCCCGTAACAGACCCACCTGTGATATTAACACTACTCATCGCGAAGTTAGCGGTTAAGTCGAACACAGCAGCAGACGCTTCGCCGCCGTCAAGATACAAAACCTTGCTGTCTCCATTGGCTACGGTGACGTTTGCACCTGCGCCTTGCGAGAAAATAACATCTTGCCCGGAGTTGTTGTAAACAAAATACAGCTTCTGAGCATTTGAGGGCGTCACAGTGATCGTGTTTGTTCCACTAGGCGAACCGCTCAAAACAAGCACTTTGTACATACCATCCGACAAAGTGCCGTTAGTCGTATCTAGGGTGTGGGTTGTGCCTGAAAGAGTTATGGTCCCCACGCCATTAGTAATACGATCAAGGATATCCAAGTTCGTATTGGTGGTGTCGCCCCATGTGCCGGACTGTTCACCTGTGGCAATTTTTTCTATGCCACCGTTATCTGTGTATGTACTAGGCATGATAAATCCTTACGCTGCGACTTCTTCCCAACTTGTACCGGGGCTAGGCTCGATGTCAGTATAACTCGTTTCAGGGTCCGGTGCTATACCCGTGTAACTTGTACCCGGATTCGGCTGTATATTACTATAACTTGTTCCGGCACTAGGCGATATAGGCGTATAGCTTGTTCCGGCGTCAGGGACAATTCGGCCCCAAACTAATGGGGAGCCTACTTGGCCCGTAGCAGATACTCCCGTTACAGTAACACTGGTACTTCCGACAATTACTGTAACTGACCCAACTTGTCCGGTGGCAGATACGCCTGTAGCAGACACCCCTGCTCCGGCCTTCGCAACTACACTGCCAACCCCACCAGTAGAGGCCAACCCCGTAATCGTAACACTAACTCCAGTCCCGCTCGCTATTGTGACGGAGCCTACGTTTCCGGTGGCTTCAGAACCCGTAACTGGGACACTTACACTCTCAGAAACGACTACAGTCGCAGTGCCAACTTGACCTGCAGAAGACACCCCTAGTACATCTACAGAAGCCCCTGTCTTAACTGATGCAGAGCCAATTGCACCCGTAGACGAAAGACCCGATACCCCAGCGGAAGCACTTGCTTCTATACTAACCGACCCAACCTGACCTGTAGACGAAACGCCTGAGACTGTTGTTGTAGACGCTGCCGTTACCGTAGGAGAGCCGACCTGACCTGTAGAAGATATTCCAACCGGGGAAACAACTATGTTTTGTTCTGGGAAGACAGATAGACTGCCGACCTGACCTGTAGAGGTTACACCCGTTACATCAACTAAGACGTTCGGGAACGAAAGCTCACCAACTTCACCAGAAGCAGAAGAACCTGTGGCTGTAACCGATGCGGCTCCGGTGGTTGTTACGGAGCCAACCGCTCCGACAGAAGGTACGCCCGTGGTTGTAGTAGATGCCGTGCCAGTAGTAGTCGCCGATCCTACAAGGCCGCTTGATGACGCGCCCGTAACAGTGACGATTGAATCCCCAGATACTGTGACGGAACCAATCTGCCCGGTAGAAGATAATCCAGTAACGGAAACGCTAACGGATTCGCTGCCACTATCTGCCAGTGGTGCTGACGCAAGTGGAGAAAAGCCAAGCATTAGGTAGCGCCACGCAAGATTATTGATGCAGAGACGTTAGAATATGTAGCCAAATCTGGCAAAGCAAAACCAAAAGCTGGAGGGGTCAATGACGTGCTTGGGGCAGATATACGCTGAAAGCCCATACCAGTTACACTGTCGCCGCTGTCATTTGCCGGTGCCGAACTAAACGAAACATATAGATTGTCCGCGTCTGTATACAATCCATCCGTGTCTCTGTTATGCGCACCACCAGCCGCCCCGATTAGAATTGATCCTGTGGTACTGGACGATGCGGTGATAGACGGAAATGATGGAATTACAGTGTTACTCGTACTCGTTGTGGTTGCCGTAACGTCAATTGGAGTGGTCAAATCAACGCCGCTAAATACCATCAGCGTTGCAGAAGTTGCTCCAGCGACATCGCCTGACGCAGCATAAACCGCAGTCGTGTCAGGCGTTCCGCCCATTATCTTGTAAAAAACAGCAACTTGGCTGTCTAGGGTGTCACTAGCGGAACCAGAAGCAATTTGCGTATAGCCGCTGGTAGTCATTGTTGGTATGCCAGACGATGCGCTTTCATAGTGGACAGTAATTACAACAATGTCATTTTCAGATGCTGTCGATGATGTGCCGCCAGTCAGTGCTGTCAGATCAATAGAACCGCTTCCGCCGTTGTTTTCACCCACACCGCCCGATCCAATGAAAACTGGGAAGGTTTTGGAACCTGAGTAATTGAACCTGCCGTGATTAATTGTTTTGATATTCGTGGCGCTGTTAATCTTGTCAAACTCAAAAAGGTAATCGTAACTGGGCGCAAGTGTTGGAGCCACTCCATCGACGAACTCAAATGCGGAAGGCCATGTTATTGTGCCGCCGGTATAGCTAAATTGAACTTTGCCCTCAAAACTTGTGGTTGGTATATTGGAAAGCGCAAATGTTGTGTTTCCGAAAACATCAGCAGAAGGGTAAAACATATGCCCAGACGAAAGGTCTAGCGTGTAGGTTGACCCAGCAATAGTAACTGAAACGGCATCGTCATCGCCACCAGCAGCATCTGCCCACTCGCCAGCCGTTGCACCTGCGTTTACTGTTAAAACCTGACCCGCAGTCCCGAGTGACGCAGGAATGTTTGTTGCAATGTCACGACCATCGACTGTGCCTGTGACAGTGATGTTCCCGAAAGTGGGGCTATCACTCGTACCTACAGCTTGACCAATAGAGAAGGTAAATGGTTCTGTGCCTGTACCGCCAGTGCCTAAGTTGGTAATAGTAACGCCAGTACCAGCATCAACATTTGCGCCATCAAGAACAGTTGTTGTGCCTGAAACGCCTTGCTGAGTGCGAAAGACAAGTAGACCTTGTGAGCTATCAAAACCTAGCTGTCCGTCAACGGTTAGATTACTTTTCTCAAGGTTTTCTAGAAGGACAGTTCTTGCGTTAAAGTCATTTGACTTGGAGCCAGTAGAAACTGCATAATAACTACCTTGCTGACCATCCAACAAGTCAGCATCAAGACCAGAACCAGAGCCATCGTTTTCATTAGACCACATTTCAGCCCAACTCGACCAGACTCCAGCATCTTTACGCCTTACTGCAACAATATGATTGGTTGTTCCAAACGTCAGTTGAGTAGATTGCGCCCCATCATTAGATTGAACCATAACCATATAGTCTGCATAAGAACCCGTAGGAGCAGAGCTACTCCACCTGTACCAACCATCAGTAACACTATCTATGCTGTCACTTGAGGTAAGAGCAGTTGCGTTTACAGCCTGCTTCAAGGCATCGGCATGTACACCATCTACTGTATCAGCATCAAGACCAGAGCCTGAACCGTCAACCGTCTTAATAGCTGCCAGTAATTCGCTGGGCGTTTGATCTATAGTAGCACCAGCCTCAATGCCATCTAGCTTCGTCTTGTCACCATTTACAAAAGCGCCCTCGGAGGGAGGTTGCTGGATGTCAGAGCCAGCGGCAGTGACGAAGACTACGGCATCGCCGCTCAAGTTAAGAAGCGACCCAGTCGAACTCTCAACCAAAGTGCGCGACAGCGTAGTGCCGCTGGCAGTGTAAGTGCCAGTGCCTATCTCGAATGAACTTCCGTCTTCGATAGTGTAGCGCACAACATCACTATTGGAGACGCCAGCGGCAGCAAAGCTTTGAAACCCGCTCTCTGCGCTACCTAAAGTAACTGTTCCCGTCCCGGTGGTTGCCGTGGACATCTTTGCTCTGTTGACCAGCGTAACCATTGGGACGGGTTCCTTATGCTATGCGAATGATAGCGTTACTCGCGTCAGCCGCTGGGAAAACAATCTCAAAGTCCCCTGAAGTCGAGGTCTTGTCTGATCCAAAGTCCAGTACAACAACTGTGTCTGTTGTTCCGGTTCCAGCACCTGTTGTAGTGTTGTAGATCAACGCACCGCGAGCAGTGATAGTTGCGGACGTAAACGTAATGTCTGCAAAATCTGTAAACGCTGTCGTCCCAGATGTGGTTGGGTTGATGCGCGTTAACGTGCCGCCACCCGCTGAGTACGAACCGGACGCTCCGACTTCGTTAGTCGCCGTGTAGTCCGTAGTCGCCGCAGTAAAAGAGGCGTCGGTGGTGTACAATGCAATCTTGAAGGTATCCCCTCCAGAAAGCAAGAAGTTGTGTTGAGCCTCAAGCAACTGCTGCTTGAAGGAAGTACACATAAAGTTTCCAGTAAAGGCCATGTTAAAGTCTCCTTATAAGTTCAGCCAAATCGGGTTTCCCCGCTTCATTGAGAGCGTTATACACGGATGTGCGATCACTTTCGATAGCTCTTTTCATATAGAAAGTAACCACCTCCTCAATATTGTCCGCAAACGCTTTGGCTTGCTCTCGAATAGCTGGGGGTGCTGTGTCCGATACAGACACGATTTTTTGCACACACACCTGCGCTACTTCCTCTGGAGAGAAGCCTCTGTTTTGCGTTGTCCGAACCTCAACAAGTTGCTTGTGTTGAGGAATACCCATACTTCCTAGTGACATTACATATCCGCCCTTGGTTCACCGTCTCTATAATTATCACGCTTTAGCCTTGCGTTGCCAAGCAAAGCCAAGTCGTTCAATGACTCGTCAAAGTTCTTCTGGTACATAGCCAACACATCCTGCTCACCCTTCATAAATGTATAGGCTTCAATAAGTGAGCCATACAAAAGAACTCGCTCGGCATTATCCCCAAGCCAAGAAGTGCTAGACGTAACGATAGAGGGCGGGTCAAAGTAATAATGAAGCTCAATAGAGTAAGCACTGTCTGGAGTAGGGCCAACTATAAAGTTACCCGTTGTGCCTGTCGCCTGAACGTCACCGTCAAAGATAGCGTAGAATCGTGGCAATCCAGATGTAGCAGCGGCAGGGTATGCCTCGCGTATGAAGTTCACATCTTTGGGGATAAGGTATTCGTAATTACTACTACCGTCCACAACAGCAAGAGAAAACACAGACAGGAAATCACTTGGTCTGGTGACATACTGGTTGCCATTTGTAGTGGTAGCAGTAACATTTTTACGAAGCTCCGGTATGATGATTAAACGATGAATGCGTTCCTCTGCTTGTTGTACAAACGTAGGGATATTGGTCACGAAAGTTGTTTCTTCGTTTTCCGTGTAGTCTTTTATCGCTTGCACTAACTCAGAATAGTTCATTTGAACTTAACCCATTTTAAAGTTTCCGCCGCGAGTAGCAGCTCCCATACCACGGCACTTACCCATTCCACCGCCCATACCCATCTTCTTGGGCATCTTGCCGCCATAGCTCATTTTGCCAACACCGTCAGCAGCAAAAGCTGGTACAGACTTGCTGCCCTTCTGTACCATTGGCATCTTCCCACCGGACTTCATAGCAACAGGTTTCTTCATTTTACCACCATACATCTTTTTCTTAGCCTTCTCTTGTTTTTCGCGCTCTTCTATGGTGAGACCATCAGGGCTTTGTGTACTTATTTCCTCGACCCCATAGATAGATTCGGGGCGAGCTTTGGGACGTAAGGATTTTTTA